TAATCCAAGTGTGAGATAGCGTATTAGGAGCCAGTGTAACTGTACAAGCCTGACCACCACCTGTAAGGCGCAAGAAGGTGCTTCTAAACTGGTCAGTCGCGCCGTCTGCCATTGTAATAGTGTGTGTACTAGCGTCAGCTACAGCCTCTGCACCGACACCCATTGCCTCTGCAATAAGCTCTAAATTTGTATTTGTACTCGTTCCCCAAGTACCCGCTTCATCGCCCGTGGCAATCTCTTTTAAGCGTAAATCATTAACGTAAGTTGCCATTTTATGCTACCTCTTCCCAATTAGGAGTCTGACTGTCTGATACATCAGACCATGTGGGAGTCTGACTGTCGTTTATATTAATCCAATTTGGGGTCTGTGAATCATCTACTAGCCCCCAAACATTAAAAGCGCCTATTTCTCCAGTACCCGAAACCCCGATAACTACTACCGTGGCTTTTGCATCAACCGTTACGGTGCCAGCAGCGCCCGTACCTTCAACACCAGTCGGGACGATTGTTTGTCCCAAGCTGATTGAAACTGTACCAATCGCTCCAGTACCAGCAACGCCAGATACACTGAAATTCGCATCGCCGGATATAGTAACCGTTCCGGCAGATCCAGTTCCTTCAACACCCGTGACAGCGGTATTAGCCTCTGCATCAACGGTAACTGTACCTGCTGCACCTGTACCTGCAACACCTGTCGGTACGATTGTGTTATTCGTAACAAGCGAGATTGTACCGAGGGCAGTCGTTCCCGCCACACCAGTAACAGAAACATTGGCTTCCGCATCGACAGTGACAGTTGTAACTGCACCCGTGCCAACAACGCCCGTAACACTGACGTTTGCTTCTGCAACGACTGTAACTGTGCCTGCCGCACCCGTCCCCTCAACGCCCGTGACAGTGACTGGAACCGCACCTTCGCCCCACTCAAGTTGGCCCCAAGTGCCTCTGCCCCAGCCATTAATAACCGCCACACGTTACGCCTTATGCTATGCGAATAATCGCGTTAGACGCATCCGCAGCAGGAAACTGAATAGTAAAGTCGCCTGCGGTAGAAGTTTTATCTGCGCCAAAAGCTAAAGAACAAACGGCTGGATCGCCAGATGCTGAGTCATTAAAGATCAATGCGCCATTTGCAGTAACTGTTGCATTTGAAAATGTAAGGTCAGCGAAGTCACCAAGAGCGGTTGTTCCACTAGCAACTGGTGTGACGCTTGTAAGCGCAGCGCCTTTTGCTGTGTAGTTTGTACCGCTTACTTCGTTGCTGGTTGAGTACGCTGTAGTAGCTGCCCCTAAAGAAGCAGAACTTGTATACAACGCCAAGTTAAACGTGTTTCCCGAAGTAGCAGTAAAGTTATGGACACCCTTCAAGATCTCAACCTTAAACGAAGTACACATTGCAGTGCTAATAGCCATTATAGCCTCCTAATTATATCAGCCATATCTTTATGGCCTTGACGTTCAAATTCAGCGGTAAGGGTAGTCCTATCGCTCTTAATTGCTTCTTTTATGTAATGCAGCGCAGTATCCCTAACCGCCTCTTTAAACTCTTCTGCTTGTTGAGCAATAGCAGGATGACAATTACCGCCAACGCTTACAACTCTGTCAGCTATTGTTTGCGCCCAAAACTCAGGGTCATGCCCTTTATTAGTTGTAGTCGTTACTAATACATTACCAATCTCAAGTTTTGGAGCTTCAAAAAATGCCAATGTTATCCCCTAGAAATATCGTATCTAAATTCATCACGAGCGCCATAACCTTCGCCAAGCTTCTTAAGCGCAGCGGTAGCGGCAATAAACCTTTGCTCGTACTGGCCAATCTCTTCTGGAACCTTTAGAAAGGTTGCCGCTTCTACAAGTGTACCGTACAAAAGCGCATCTGGTGCATTGTCAGAAAGCCAAGTGGTTTCGGACCCTGAAGTTGTGGTTAGTGATGCTGGCCTAAACTTGTAGTGTAATTCTATGGTGTAATCAGCGTCAGGGGTAGGCGCTACCAAGAATGTGGTGTCATCAAACAATGCATAATACTTTGGCAAGCCTGTAGTAGATGCGTTTGGCGTGTAGTCTCTTATAAAAGAAACGTGCTTAAGAAGTGGGTACGAATATATGCTGCTTGAAATTACAGCAAAGCTATAAGGAGCCAAGAAGTCAGATGGCGTAGAAACGTATGGGTTGCTTGTGGTTGCAGTACCCGTGACGTTTTTTCTAAACACGGGCAGTTCTACATTCTTTAAGATCCGCTCTTCAGCTTCTTTTATAAATATATCTAGGTCAGATACAAAGGTAGTTTCTGCAGTTTCGCAGTAATCTTGTACCGCTGACTTCAATGTCGCTAATGTAAAACTCATGTTATAACCACCGTTACCGTACCAATTTCGCCTGTAGAAGCATCCTGACTAAACTCTGTACCAATAACGTCATCAGTTACCGACATGACTTTGTTTGCATCTATGGTCCTAACCACACCGGCACCAGCAACATCTGCCGCATTTACTGCCGGTCTTGGGTGCTGCAAAGCTTCAGCATCAGCAATATGATTAACAGGCTCAAGCTGTGGATGTTTTACTTCAAAGCACTCGTTGCAAACTCTAAAGCCAGTCCACTCTTTCTTTAAGCTAGTGTATTTGTACTCAAAGCCACACCTGTCGCAGATGGCAAGAGCGTATTTGCCAGACGCAAAAGACATTACGCTATCCTAGACCTAAGACCAGGTGAAATTGTTAATGAAGCCCTACTTTGATCTTGGTCTGCAGCCCTGGCAAACTCTTCGTCATACAAGCCCTTAAGCATCTGTACGCGGTCTGGGGCTTTCTTAAGCGCAATGTAATACGCCAATCCAGCAGCTAGACATGGGTAGAACCTAAATGGCACGCCTACCGTATTAACGCTTGCGTCAGCATCTTCTATGCGAACAAGTCGATTAATAATCAACTGGTCAGTAGCATTTTCAGATGCAGGCCAAATGTAAAGCTTGGGTGTTATTTGCTTATCAAGAAACCATTGAGTTGGCCTAGACTGGGTAGATTTATTTGGAAGGTTCCAATACTCAGACCTACCAATTTGATCCATGCTTATGTCAGTGGTTGTTGTGCCATCAGTTCGCCTAATGACAACATCAAGAACATCAATGGTGCTGCCAGATAACTCAATAAACTCAGCACCCTGGGTAAGGGTTGTTGCTGTATTGGTTACCGTCCATTGGTTTAGCCCTCTGTTTGCCCAATCAGCAAAAAGCAGGTTGAGCGAACGCCTAGCTGTTACACCATCGTAGCCTGTGCGGAACTCAAGTCCACATCTTTCAAATGCTTCCTCAATGTATTCCGCGACATCTGGCTCAAAGTCCCTACTTCCTGAAGTAGCCATTAATAACTCTTTAGAACTTCAATAATGACAGTATAAGTATCAGTGTTACTTGCACCAATAGTGGTAAACATCACATCGCCAGTTTTTCCATCTCCAGCATCGTTTGGAATGCCTGAGAAGTCTGAGTAATCATGAAAGCCGTTTGAGTCAGGCGACAAACCAATGATCAGCGTGTCTGCTGTTGCGTCATTTAAAAGCTCAACACCCATGCCGACACACTGCCACCAAATTTTAGCTACGGCGACTTCAGTGCAAGCTGCGCCAGCACTGTTAGCTGAAAGGGCGCTTACATCAATCTTCTTAACAGCGGCTTCGCCACTGCCATCACTGATATTTGTAAACTTTAAAACAGCTTTTCGTTCACCATCTTGGATGGTTTGAGAGGTAACTGCGTCAGCCATAACAATCCCCTATTACGCTATCTGAACGTATTCAATAATGAACGTAAACGATCCCGCTGTTGTAGCATCAACTGTATTAGTGATGTTGCAGAAGATAGTTCTTGCAGTGTCTGTGTATTGAACAGAAGCAGGAGCCGTAGTACCGCTTTGAGTCTGAACAACCAAAGTAGTCAAAGTCACATTGTGTGCAACAACAGTCGTACCGCCATCAAGAATTTCATCAGTCACCGCCGCTACAATTTGTGCGCCAGAACTAGAAGTGCCAACTTCATAGCCAATATCACCCGTTCCAATAACTGGAGCAACATCACAAAAGATCTTAATGTCAGTAATAATTGTGTTAGCAGGCTGAGTAAACTCACCTATAGTCGGGCTATCACCAGCAGTACTGTTTACAGTAACGCCAGTCGCGTACCCAACGTGCTTAAGATACTTAGCGGTTACGATACCAGTAGAAGCAATATCGACTACATCGGTAACTGCACCAGTTGTTGAGCTTTTAGAAATAACTTTAAAACCGTTCTCGGAACGGACTGCACCATTGAAGGTTGTATTCGCCATGAGGATCTCCTGTCGTGGCTAGTGTCAGGCACGGTATGCGCCTGTCAGGAATAACTTTTTATATCACACATAAAGAAAAGGGGCAACAAATGCCCCTTTCTTTATTGTTTCACATGAAACAATTACGCACCTTGCGATCCGAACACTGCGCGTGGGTTACTAAAGCCGAAGCTGTAGCGTTCACGAGCCTTGTATCGCACGTTGCCTGTGTCGAAGTCACCTTCCATAGAAGTTGAAATCGGGCTACGCTCAAAGTGCTTTAGACCATCTGGGCAGTCAGTCAAGACAAACCAAGCATCAGTGTCTGTTAAGAAATGGTTTACTGCGTAGCCTTGTGGCAACAGTCCCATGTTCCTAATAGCATTGATGTCGTTGTCCGCTGTAGCTACACGCCCTGGTGTTTCTAATAGACGATCAGCAACAAACTGAAGTTGAGGTGGAACAATAAGCTTGGTTCCTTGCAGAGCCAAGATCATGTTTCGATCATCAACAAACGTAGAGATGTTGATCAAAGCATCTTCTAGAGATGTTTCGTTCAAATCTGAGTACGCTGAAGGACGATTTGAGAATGTACCACCACCAGCTAAGGGGTGTGCATCATCAATCAACTCAACACCGTCACCGCCAGCAAAGCTAGAATTGAACGCATTGTTCAAGACGTTAGCAGCTTTAACTTGCTTGGTGTGTGCCATGCTGCGTGCAAGAGCCTTTGTATAACGTGCGCCAAGGCGGTCATACAAATTATCTTCTACTGCTTCTTCCGTCAAAGCGAAAGCCAGTGCAACAGTTTCGTGTGTGTAACGAGCGGTGAAACCTTCAGACGCAGAGTCGTAACCGACACCTTGACCTTCAGACTTGTCCCGCGCATTGCCAAAGCCTACGATCAAAACCTCTTCTTCAAACGCTCGGTCAGAAGATTCAGTTTCAAAGATCTCAGCGTGCTCGTTTTCATAACGTGCGTATTCCATGCCAAATAAAGCGTTGAGTCCAGGCTCTAGCTCTTTGGCTAATTGTGCTCTTGAAATAGCCATGAATTAACTCCCTTAAGCTAGACCAGCGCCTTTAACGCCGAACAAGTGGTTTTGAATAGTTACCAACACATTGGTATGTGCTGCGCTTACATCTGAGTTTTCAGGATCTTCAGATATGTCAATTGCCTTGAGAGCAAGTGAAGTGGCAGTACCACCATCTGTTACCTGTAACTCAGCACCAGAAATACCAGTTACCGTGCTTCCTGCTGTCGTATAAACGATATCGAAGTTGCCGAACAAGTCTGCAATCGGGAACGCAATAGTAGCTTGGATTTCAAATACAACCATTGGATCATCAATGATGAAAGCAATTAAGTCAGAAGCATTAGTGCTTGCTGGATAGAAGTTACTGAAAACAGTCTTCTTGGTTGTTGGATCGGTATAGGTGCAACCGTTAAATACACCAACGATAGGCACAGTGCCTGCGTCAGCGTGAACTTCTACTGTACCACCAGTAACTTGGGTAACCATATCCCCTTGGAATATAGCAGTGCCATAGTTAGCGGCGATTCTATATCGGCTTTGTCCACCAGTGTAGGGTGCTCCCCCTATCATTCGTGCTGGACGCATGCCAAATGCGGCATCTTGATTTGCCATTTTGGAATCTCCTAATTAATAAACACAATCAAAACGAGGCTACTTTCTGCCTCGACCAAATGAAACCTGCGTCTTTCTCTCGTTAGAGATTGGCATTGCAGGGTGCTCATCGCGCATCAAATCATTATCAACAGCGTTCATCTGTTGATTAGTTTGCTGCTCAAAGTGAGCATTTCTTTCGTTCACCGTTTCTTCAGGTATCTTGGTAAGCATCAGACCACCTACACCCACAGTACCAGCATGACTTCCTTCGTCTAAGACAGGGAGATCGTAGCCTTCGATTTCGCTAGGATGTACAGGTTCGTACCCCTCACGAAGTCTCATGTGGACATTGGTCTTATCTGCTTCACCGCGCATGTGGGTTCTCACCCAACGATACTTCATGCCTGGAGGCGGTTCTGGTGTTTCCAATGCTTGAGGTCTACGCCATGGCTTTCTAGCTTCAGTAGCTGTTCTTCCGCTGCTACCTCTGGGTGCTCTATTAGAGCCTGCCTTTTGCTCGTCACTCATGATCGTTGTAACCTCATTTTCTGTTTTGCGTATTCTTTGTACGGAACTCCAAGCTTCCTTGCTAATGCTTGTTCACTTGGGTTCAGTGCAACTCTACGAGAGTTTTGATTGCGTCCACTTCCAGTCGTGCGCGATCCAGAGACAACCGTTTGGACGGATTGTTGATTGCCTCCCGCGAAATTTTGCTCGTTAAATTTCTGAGGTAACTCAGATCTCATACGAGAATCAATTTGAGCGTAGTATTCATCCGACTCTAAGTCAACACCTTGATCAACAAGATCTTGATGAATAGCAAACGCTACATTGGTCATTACTTTATCTTTACCAAACCATTCATTCTTCATAGCCCAGTCTTGAGACTTGTCTGAAGGTTCTTGATATTGCGGTTCTTGATACTGTTGTTGATATTCAGGTTCAACTTGCTGCTGCGCTTGCTCTTGAGCGTAACGCTGTTGTTCTTGCCAATTTGAATACTGGACTTTGTAATCTTCAAGCTCCTGTTGATACTTGGTCAATGCACTTCTGTCAGCTTCTGCTCTTGCGAGAAGTTGTTGTGCATCAGCCATAGCTTCAGGGTCACCTGATTCATACGCAGACTTAAGGTTTCTTTTAGCAGCTTCAGCCTGAGTGTCTACGCGGGTAGCAAACTCATTTCCGTAGCTTTCTTGAATCTTAAGGTTTTGTTCAGCGCCAGACACTTGAGTGTTTTGCAGTTGATCAGACAGTTGTTGGTTCTGATCCCGCAACTCTTTCGCAAACTGCAGGGCTTGTAGTTCCCTGCGTTGATATTCTTTAGCTTGCTTAACCGCTTGGTTAATTCTGCTTTGTGCAGTTTTTGCCTTTACTTCAGCTTCTGAAAGTTCTTCTTCAGGATTTTCATACGGGGCATCAAACTCTTCTTTCACAGAATCTTCTGTTACAGGAGCAATCTCCTCAGCTTCCTCTTCAGAAAACTCAATTATTGCGTCTCCTTCTTGAAGCTCTTCCTCAACTCTACGGCCTGAAGGCACTGCAGCCTTACTTACAGAGCTATCATCGTCTAGTTTAGACAATGCCTCTGTTAATGTTTCTTCGCTCATGTTTCACCTATGCAGACTTAATGTCATCTGGATTAAGAATAGTTCCAATAACCTCATCGTCGTTAATGATGCGGACTTCATGATCATCTTCTAAAGAGAATCGTGAACCTGCATAACGACCAATAAGAACCCAATCACCTTGTTTGCACCAAGGTTCATCACCAAACTTGTCGTAATCTTTGTAAGCCAACGGCCCCATTTTCATTACATAACAAACAGATGTAGCTAGATTTTCTTTATCTAACGTGGATTGGATTAATTGAATACCACCATCAGTCATACCTTTACCTTTGTAAGGGAGGACTAATAAACGATACCCAGAAGGGTTTGGCATTCTTTCAACCAAGGACTTGTCTAACACAGAAGGGTCTAACACCTTCTCTTCTTCACTCACATATGCGCCCAATACGGACGGTTTTGCGATGGAATCTAATAATAGATCACTCATCGATAGCATCTCCTTCAATCTGCAACGCTTCTTTTAGTTCATCGCGCAGGGTGCGAAGCATTGATAACTCACCCATCGCAAACTTGTAATCCTCCATGTCTTTAACATGACCAGATGTTATGTAATCAATATGAGATTCCTCAAACTGATTAAGCTTTTTGTATATGTATGCTGCTAAAGATATTGAATCCATTTATCTTCTATACGTCCTAATTCCATCAGCACCGTACCGGCTGCTACCTGGGTTCTGACTAAGCAAAGGTCTTTGGCTTTGTTGATTCATTACAGGTTGAGCGTCAGTAGTAGTTTGCTCTGGAAGCGGCTCATAAACAGGCGCAGGTCTTGGAATATAAGTTGGGAAAAAGTCCGTTGGCTGCGGATTGTTTTGAGCCATGCCTGCGTATGGGTTCAATGCCTGCATAGGCGCTTGCCCCCCATACCCACCAAATGTACTACCAGGTGGTTGAGGTGGTTGTTTGAAGCTTTCAGCAAAGCTTGGGTCATACGATTGACCAACTATGTTGCTTGATATCGACATGTCTGGCGTGCCAAGGATTGATCCCTGTGGAACATACCTTCCTTCAAACTTGTCTGGCATAGGAGGTTGCGGAGGCGCTATTGGAGCAGTAGTTGGCGCAGGTGCAGTCGTAGGCGCAGGTGCAGGTGCGCTGTACGTTGCCCTTGCTGGCTTACTTGCTTTCCATGCTTCAAGATCTGTTGCGTATTGTTTTTTCTGTTCTTTATATGCTTTAGAGGCTGATGACATTCCTCTTCGTACTGGTGGGGCTTTAGGCTCAGACTCCATCCAGTCGATATAAGCCGACTCGAAAGATCCGCCACCACTGCCAACACCAGATAAAGCCTGTTGCAGGTTGTCAGCCATACCTGGCTCACCAGTTTGGTATTGAGGAAAGGAGGTTTTTATAGCATCTGGGCCATCAACCAGATCTTTAAGCCGCTGCCTTACGCTTGGGTCTATGTATAAGCCAGACGTAGGAGGCTTAGGTGCCTTGGGTGCTACAGGTTTTTTAGCAACTACAGGCGCTTTGCCTACAGGACGGGCGCTTTTTGTTCCCTTGCGACCAAAACGCACAGCTTCAGGCGCTTCTATCTCTGCCCTAGTTCTTCTGCGACTAGGCTTGGGCTTGGGAGGTTTTATAGCAGCTACAGGCTTAGGCGCTTTAACATCAATACCCCTACCACCAACAGGCTGACCGCGTTTTCTGCCAGTAGGTTTTGTTTTTTTAACAACAGCCTTCTTTTTACCGACAGCCTTCTTTACTTTTTTTGGCGCAGCTATACCTGTAGCGTAATTCTCTTGAAACTTACGCAGCATTGCTGGGGATATGCCTAGGTCACCTAAATTAATTTCCATGACTAATACCTTGGTCTAATCGACTGGGCAAACGGGCTTGGCTGTTGTGGCCCCATTTGTCCGTACTGTTGTTGAACTGGTTGAAACTGTTGTCTGGGTGGTGGCTGATACTGCTGTGGTTGATACCTTTGAGGCTGCTGATACTGTTGCTGCCCACCGAATCCACCGCCAAAGCCACCACTTCTATTCTGCCCACCCATCATTGAAAACATCTGCATCATCTGCTGCATAAACTGCATCATTTGTTGCATACCCTGCTGCCCTTGTTGGCCGCTAAATTGATTCTGCTGGTTAAACATACCACCACGTTGTTGTGGTTGCTGCATTGACCTTCCTTGAGTTGCAAGGCTTTCCGGCCCTCGCGTTCGTATTTGAGGCGGTTCGTTACCAAATTGTGTGGGATCGGTGTTGTACTGCTTTGCGATCTCCAGAGCCTCGGGGTTTTGGCCGTAAAATTTACTCATGGCGTTAGCGTGGTTTGCAGCATGTGAGCCACCAGTTCGATATTCACCAGTGATCGGGTCTTTGAACATCGATTGCATTGCATTTTGCATACCTGTCGGCATTGCTGGCGCATCAAAGCCGCGCTGAGATAACACTTCTTTCAAAGACGAAGGCGTAGGCCCAGAGCTACCTCCCATCTGTCCGAATTGACCGCCTGTAAACACTAGAAGATTCCTGAGAACTTCTTGCCGCGCAATGCCGCTCCACCACCACGCATCTCACCAGCACCATAAGGAGCAGACTTAGTAGGAGTAGCTATAGTTTCAGCTTTGGCGTACTTAACAGTGCCTTGATCTTTATAAGATACTTGGCTATCCGTAACCTTGGGCTGTGGAAAACTTGTTTGTCGCTTGATCATGATTTCTTACCTTTAGGTGCTGGTTTTTTAGTTTTTGCAGTTTTTGCAGTTTTTGCAGTTTTTGGCTTTTCAGGGGCTGGGGTAGTTTCTTCAACCTCTTGCGTAACTTCTTCAACCTCTTCAACCAAAGGCTTAAGCGTTGCTGTAGGTTCTTGAAGTGGCAAAAACCCACGCTTGTCTGCTTCAAACTGCTTGTTCTGCGCTTTATGTGTCGCAGCCATCTTTTGTCTTACTGAACTCATAAGTGTTTCTCCTAATTGCCAAAGAAGTTTTTGGCCATGTTCTCTGCCGTTTTTGCCATCTGAGCAGAACGCTGTAAATCAATACGCTCTCTGGCAACATCATCCTTCATGTTAGCGGTTTGTTCTTGAAGATTTAGGCGATCTTGACCCAAATCAACATTATTATCAATTCTATCGCCTTCTAACTTGATGCGCTGCTGGGCCTCTTGAGCCTTTCGGTCAATGTCCTTGTCCTTAAGATCAAGTTCTTCCCTGCGAAGTTCGACCAATGGATCTTCTTCCTGACCAATCTGCAACTCTTCTTCAAGCTCATTAAGCAACTCAACAGTCTTCTGAGCGACCTTATCTTCCATAATAACTTGCATCTGCTGCTGCATCTGCTGTACCTGCATTTGAACTTGCTGCTGCATCATTGGGTCCATCTGGGCCTGTTGCTGAACCTGCTGAATCTGTTGCTGCATCTGCATCACTTCAGGATCTTGCTGTGCCATCTCACGCGCCTTGAAGTCAATGTGCTGGTAGATGTGGGCTTGAATCATAGCTAAAGCTTGCTGCTGACCAGGAGGAGCCATGGCAACAATGGGCGACTTAAGCAATAACAAGTGCGACTTAATGTGTGCGTCATGATCTTGATCAGCAAACGCTTGTGCAGGCTGTCCTTGCAAGAACCCAGAGTTCTCCATAGCTGCAGATACAGGCTGTGGCTGTGGTGGCGGAGGCAGTAACTGTTCTATTTGCTGAACACCCATAGCCTCATACATACGGCGATACGCCTCATACATACCTTGTGGGCCGTGTATCTGAGGGTTTGTCTGAACCATCTGCATCATCTCTTGAGCAAGCATAACGCGCTGACTCATAGAGAATATATTGGGATCAGATACAGGGATGATGTCTATGCGATCATCAAAGTCCTGTGCCATCAATTGTTGTTGTCCACTGGCAATCTGGTATGGATAAGCCTTTACAGGAGAGTCTTTGATGACTCGCGCCAACAAGTTAAACTCAACGCGCTGACTGTAGTGCATGCGCTTATGAATCGCGCTCATAACACGGCCACCCTTCTCTAGAAGAGCAATCGTTGTGCCTACAGGTGCCTGTTGATTACCATCGCCAACCTGCATATCACCAACAGAAGCAAACCTACGGCCAGCCTCAACCAGCATACCCAGTAACTGAAGTAGCGTGCCGCTTGGCTCTTTGAACGGAAGCGGCATAAGTGCATCACGCAATGATCCACCAGGCGCATCCATATCTCTAAACTCACCAGGCTGAAGTGGCACATCGCTATCACGAATTCTTATGCCCCTAGCCTTAAATCCTGCAGGCAAGTTAGCCAGCGTGCCTGCATCGATTAACTGACGCAGTATAGAAGTAGATGCCTGAGATAACCCACCAATCATGTGAGTTAAACCAAAGCCGTAGAATCCTACACCAGGCAAGAACTTGTAATGCACAAAGTAATCGATGCGCTTACGCATGATATCGGCTTGTAAATAATTCCTGCGAATAGAAAGAATTGTAGAATGTTTGGGTGAAATGGTAACAATGTAAGGCAGCTTAATACCTGTCTCTTCGCCCATTTGATCAAGATCTTCAAAGCCTGGGATGTCTATTTCAGCATGTACTTCAAACAACTCACACTCATAGTCGCTTGAACTGCCAGAAGGCTTAACGCCCTGCAACTCATCAATCTCATCATCAACTTCATCATTTTCAGCATACTGAGAATTAGAGTCAGACATACTGGTTTTCTTGTAAAAGCCAGACTGTTGAAGTTTGCGAACCTCGTTCATCGACATGTCAATTACATGCGTGATACGAACAGCATCATCTAAGCTTGTCGTACCATAAGGCACAATCAACTTCTCAGATGGAATAAAACGAGATACAGGTCGGCCCAATGACTGGTCAAAGTGAACCTTGCGGAACGCGCTGCCAGACAAGGGTAAATAGAAAAGCAGTTGGTCAGTCTCAGGATCGTACTCTTTCATTTCCTGAGTGATCATATAGTTCATGTACTCTTGCACACGAGCAGCCTGCAGATCAGTCTGAGGCGTACCCATACCAATAACATTGGTCTTTACAGGGCCACCAGGAGGCAACATCTCTTTGTAAGCTTGGGCTTGAAACTGAGTTACTGATTCAGCAAGAAGGGGGTGAATAACGCCAGAAGCACCTTCAAATGGTTCTGTACGATTCTCAAACTTCATACCAAGAAACTTCAATCCCTCAGTATATTGATCCATCCACTCTTTGCGAGAAGACTTGTCATCGTTGATGCTACTCATCAAGTCAGAGTAAATACGACCCAAGTCAGTCTTATCTAATTCTTCAGCAAGGTTTGCTGTAAAAGGAATCGGCGCGTCAGCGTTAAGATCATCCTCACCAAAGACCATCGTGCCATCTTCTAGAATTGACTCATCGCCATCTTCTATGCCGTCAAATAATGATGGGATTAAATCATCTTCAGACTCATCTGATATAAAAATTTCTTTTGAGCTGTCTTCAATATCCAACTCATCGATGTCTATGTCATCTACGCCACGTTCAATTGCCATAACTTACTCTTCTGCGTACAGATTATTAAATATGCGATTAACATCCAAAGTGTAATCTAAATCAGACTTGCTGTAATGAACATGCTGAGATGGCTTAAAGTCAGGTGCGCCTTCTCCTGTCTCAAACCAAGCTGGATGTGTAACCCTTACCCTGTTATTTGGCAACGCTACTATATTTCCAGTCCACTCGCCAGCATCAAGTAACTCCATTACATGCGACTGCTTGTGCTGTGCAGGATCATCTGCTATCTCATTGTCAGTATAATCTACCGTGAACATATACTTTGCAGGATAGAAGTTACCGTCAATCTTCGCCAGCCACGGGCAAGGCGTTGCGCGATCTAGAACATAAACTGAGTGAGTGCGAGAAGAACAATCCCAAGGCTGGGCATCATGTACCGCCATAGGTTCTGGCCATTCTTCAAACGGCGTGTCGCCAACAAGAGCGGTGATA